GTCCCTTGAGTGGAATTCAATAGTATATAACAATAACCCCTTCGGGATTATTGGAGATATACCAGATTAATAACCGCCGGGTTTCTCCAACCCCTCGGTTACTCCACAATACCCACATCGTTGATCCCTTACGGGAGCAGGGTTCGGATGAAGCCGATTTGTTCTTCATCTACCCTAGCTACTAACGATGATTTAACAACCACACGATTGATCTTCCTACTCAATCTAGAGTCGCGGATATATTGGAAAAATAGATCCCACTCAGTTGAGTAAAGTCGATCTCTCGCGCGCAGCGTCCGAGCTTCAAAAGCCACAGCAACAGAAATGCTGCCGGACTTCTGAAGATTCTTCAGCTTGCGTCTTATGTCTCGCAGAGTATTATGTTTCGGTTTCACCATAATTGGTGGACCGTAACGAACATACCCATCGAGTTCATAAGATGGTGGCCTGCCCTTGCAGACGGTCAGCCTTTTAACCGCCGCCCCAAGCAAGGTCTGGGGCACGCAAGACCAAATCTTTGCTCGAAGAGCTTCATATGGACCTCCATAGATGATAGAAAGTATCGCTACTTTATTCAAAGTAACGATTAATTCTTGGACGGATTTCACCCATTTGATATCAAATGAAGTGACGTATCCGTACCCATCTATGTAATGGGCGCCACATGATTCTCTGTAGCTAGAATTGATGTTAGTCTTGTTAGAATTAACAACAAAACCAGCTACTTGCAAATTTCTCACCACATCATCAGCGACAGAGTTTTGACATATAATGTCATCTCCGAAAACTGTAGATGTTGGATCGAATGATCTGGTTAGAGCAGTTAGAACCAGAGTCATGAGATCAAAAGTAAACCCATTACCCATGCTCGAGACCTTGTTGACTAAGTAGTAACAGTCGTCAGGTCCAAGGGTCATGTCTGACCGACAAGCACATACTTTGTTAAGTATGTTTTTGGGAAGCAGGTAATTTATTAATCTCATACTGATTGCATCACTGCAATCAGATAGATCGATCGTAGCGATTTTAGGGTCGCTAATCCGATTCCTGTGCTCATCAGCCAGGTGATCGAGATCGATCCCGATATTGTTTTTCAAACAATGTCGGAGACCTAATCCTAAAGCTCGCTGGACAAGCATATTGCAGAGGGGTTCTAAGCAAATCGAACGATCCTTAAGATTATTCTTAGGGACTGTCGACCACCTATTACCCCGCACGAATTTAACTGAGCAGAATAGTTTGAACTTATAGATTTGGTAAGCAAAATCGTCGTGGTGACGAAAGTGCTCCCATAATCTTCGTTCAACACTTCTCTTTTCAAGTACTCGTGATCTGCAGTAGCTTTTGAAGCGCTTCTTAACGGCATGTCTCAATGCTTTATGCCAGTACGAATACTTGGCGAAAAGTTCGAAACAATCAGCCGTAATGGTCCATTCACCGGAAAGCTTACAAGCTACCGAGGTTTGGTTACCTAATGGTTCGAAACTAGAACCATTTGTAAACACAAGTTCACCCATCCGGAAACCGGATAGAGTCTTGTGTACCCAAAGTCGCGCCCATGCCCAGTGCGGGCCTAGTAATCCTCTTGATTGGAGTCCTTCGTCAAAAGCGATCCATCGTTCCCAGGCGGCTTTACGTCGCTCGGTTGCGATGTCACTTCGTGGTTCTTCAAATTTTGCAGAAAACCTCGAATTGACAAGGTTCGCTGCGGGACCTGTATGATCGTCAGTAGTAGCACGAACAACATAGTCCCGAATAAGAAGATTAACA